ACGGCCAAGCGTGTCCTTGGCCAGCATGAGGCTGGTGAGCCGAGGCAGCGTGGTGTAGAGGTCCGGAACCCCAGTCCCCTTGTAGTACTGCATGTTGGTCACGACGGCGTCGATGAACTCCGACGGATTGGATCCGGCGTCCTCGAGGTTGACGGTGGCCTGATGGACGTAGAGCTCGTGGTCGTTGAGCACCGAGCGGATGCCAGCGCCTTCCGGGGCGCCTGCCGGGTCCTTGATCTTGTCCTCGTCGTCGACCGCCCGTCCGTCACCGATCAGGATCGCGCGTGCGAGCTCCTCGTCGAGCATCATCCGCATCTCGGCCTTGAGCCAGGCCACGACGTCGAAGTCGGTGATGTCGAGGATGTCGTCCCGGTCGAGCTTCTGCTTCTTGTAGACCGTCGCCGGAGTTGTGATCCGCTTGGCCACCCCGAAGAACTCCTCCTTCTTCAGGTTGCCCTTGATGTAGCCCTTGGCGCGGGCCTCCTCGACGGTGATGTCGGCGAACAGCGACTTGATCCGGGTGAACGGCGTCTTGCCGCAGCTGGTGAGGACCTCCTGCACCCACTGGATGCGCCGTACGTCGAACTGCGGTGTGGCGTCGACCGGCCGGACTTCCGGGAAGAGAACGTCGATGTTCTCGATCCCGTGCTTGATGGCGTAGCCCTCGACGGCCTCCTTGAGCGACCCCATCCGCATGGCGTCGGCGAAGATGGCCCTCTGGTCGTCGCGGGTCAGCTTGTGCTCCACCTCCTTGCTCGTTCCGTTCTGTTCGAAGACGTTCCGCTTCATGGTCCTGGGTGCCTCCTCGTGGGACTCCGAATGGGTTGCCGTGTCGTCCTGCTGAGAGTCCTTGCTCTCGAGAGCCGAGCCCACCATGTAGTGGACGACTTCCTTCTGCTCGTGGGTCATCTCGTTGTAGACCTCGCTCAGCGTCGGAGCGGTGTCTTCCGGCTCTTCATCGACCTCCTCCGGCTCATCCCCCTGCTTCAGGGTCTCGCCGGTGTAGATGATGGCCTCGTCGGTGAGGGTGACGGTCTCGCCGTCGGAGTGCTCCAGCTCGATGTTGTCGATCAGAGCACCGGGGTTGGCTCCGGCCAGAACGAGTGAGACCTCGCGGATGACCCCGTGCGAGACCTGCTTGTTCTTCTCGACCAGCTGATTGGCGAAGATCGACAAGGCCGTGATGTCCTTGTGCTTCACCAACGTCTTGGCGTTCTGAGCCTGCTCGGTGTCGTTGAAGTAGGCGTGGCCGTACATGTGGCCGTCGATGGCCTCGAGAACCGTGTGACCGAGCACATTGCTCGGCGAGTTGTGGCCGTGCTGCCAGACCATCGGCACCTGAGCCGCGTCCTGATGAACGAACGCATCCGGAAGGATGGTCCGGCCGTCTGTGCACTTCAGGTTGGCCTTCGTGACCCAGCCTGAGAAGTCAGGCTTGACCGCGATGGCGGAGTGCATCAGGCTGTTCCCCGGATTGTCACCGAAGACCAGGGACTTCTCTCCCATTTTGACTGTTCCTTTCTGCTTTTTGATCTTCGGCCTCAGTCTTGAGTCATGCCGGGCGCCGAGGCTTTGTCACCGTTGCTCGATCCATTGGTCTGGATCTTCTCTGGTGGAGGCGGAGATAGGTTGGTCGGTTTCCCTGTATCTCCAACAGGCATGTTGGCGTTGACCAGCTGATCTGCCTTGGGATCCTTCGAGGGCTTGAGCCACAGGACCTGCCTGAGCTCGTTCGAAGTCATGATCTCGTTGCGAGAGAACTTGTCGGCTACGTCCGCGAGTCCTCCCCGTCCTGAGAGCGGGATGAGCTTGAACGGATCGCGGAAGTACATGATCGACTGCTTCTGGGTACGGGCTGTCTTGGTGAGGAACGTCCTCCGCATGGCCTGAGTGACGGCATCGACCACCGGATCGATCGTCCGGTTGGTGTAATTGACCATCGTCGACTCATCCGCCGTGCCGTTCATCACTTCCGGGGTGAGACCGAGTTGCACATAGAGAAGATTGATGAGGAGCTGGACCTGATCTAGCAGGTTGTTGTCAGCTGGCCGGTTGAGCTGGGTGACCTTCTCGGTCGCGTCGGTGTAGGCAATTCCGTACTGAGATCCCTTCAGCTGGAATTCGATGTCCTTGCGCCGCTGTTCCGCTTGCTGACGGCGTGATTCGGACTTGATCACGTAAGGCAGCTGGATAATGAGGTCGAGCTTGCCCGAGGAGGATTGCTCATCCACGCCATCCAGCAGGTTGATCTTGCGGATCAATCGCTGCAGAGTCGAGTTGGGCTCGTTCATCACCGAGTACAGCGGATTCTCGATGATTGCCACCATCGACTTGGGCAAAGTGAGCTCCTCTCGGAGCCCGGTCTTGTCGTTGTACACGTACACCCGTACGAACTGTGGGTACCACATCCGGACTTCACCCACGCGCATCGTGAGGATGTCGTAGCTTCCGGTGAGAGTCGGATCCATCGTCGTGTCCACCGGCACGATTGCCGCCACCCCTCGATCGAACAGCGTCATGAGGAGATCTTGACGAAAATGACGAGCTGCCTGATCGATGTTGGCTTCCAGTGTCAGGCAGTTGTTCAGTCCGCTGTCGATGTCCTCGATGTAGCGATCTTCCTCATCCAGCCTGACATGGCGAATATTGATCGCAGCGCAGTCGATGCTGAGCCGCGTGTAGATCGAGGAGATGATCGAACGCTCGTTCGAGAAGAACAAACGCTGTCGATCTGGGCGTCCACCCATTGACCAGTACTGTCCAAGCGCGCCCGAATCGACCGGACCGGTCGGACTGAACGTCTGATCCGTCGTGAACGCGTTCCAGGCATGTTTCAGCCTGCTCCCGAGTGCCATCAATCACCTCCTTTCACCCAGCGGTCATGAATCTGCGAAACGGATTCGGGGTTGATACTGTGACAACGAGCATCCCTCCGTATGTCACTTGGGAATATGCGTAGCCTCCGAACATTTACCAACAGCTCACCACGACGATTCCCGGAGCACCATCACCGCCCTTACCGCTGTTGTTTCCATTCAAAGAGGCTCCACCACCTCCTCCACCTGCTCCGTAATTGCCACCATTGCCCCCGGAACCAGCCGCACCAGTGACGGATGCTGCTCCACCTCCACCACCGCAACCACCGCCAGGATCACCGGAAGAACGAGAAAACCCGTTACCACCGTTACCACCCGGAATGGTTCCTGCTATTCCGCCACCTTGTATGGCGTTCATGTACGACTGTCCGCCCGTACCACCATTGGCGGCGACATCAGAGCTGGTTATTCCTCCACCAGCCGCTCCGCCGGAAGCGCCAGCTGCCGGACCTCCATTGCCACCAACTCCTCCGGTGGTGGATGCGGTTCCACCTGCGGTACCTCCAGCCATTCCGCCTCCGGCAAGGCCGTTTGTACCAGATGATGCGGTTCCTGCTCCTCCACTCGTTCCTCCGCCACCGACAACATGGCCATGACCCGCGGCTCCGAAATAACTTGTAGTGGATGTCGCCGAGCCCGCTATTCCGTCCGTGTCGTTCGCAGTCTGAGCAGCCCCGCCAACTCCCGGAGTTCCTACCACAACGGTCTCGGTGGGATTGCATATTGACGCTGGAACTATGACACTCGAATACGATCCGGAACCCCCGCCTCCACCACCGCATCGTACGGTACCAGCGGCACCGCGTCTTCCACTTCCTCCGCCGCCACCAGCACCGATGGCAATCGCATTGACCATGGTGATACCAGGCGGTTTGGTCCAGGTATACGTACCCGGTCCGGTGAAGACCTGTACGGTGGGAACCGACACGACATCTCCGGCTGTCTGACCACAGACCCAGATACATCCAGCAGCATGAGACTGGACCGTGGTCCCCTCCTGAGCGCGAGTGACCGTGCCCGAGGTGGTACCCGAGACGTACGAGGTCAAATATACGATCTCGAAGTTCGGATTCGGGGTCGAGCCAGACGGCGGATCGAGAATCAGAGGAATATAGTCTCCGCCCGAGAGTGTGGGAAAAGAAGGAGCCACGGCAAACGTGATTGCCGTCGGGACGGTACCGGCGGCATTGAGAATCTCCACCGCGATGTTGAACCCCACCGCACCGCCACCACCCGTATAACTCATGGACACATTTGCGCCAAGCGCTTGGGGCGACGTCGTATACCACGCGCACTGAGCGAATCCGCCGGATGTATTGCTAACGACAGCGCCGTTCATGGTGTTCGACTGACCCGAGCCGAAACCACTGGGTGCGCCAGCACTGGCGTGATCAGCGTGACAAGCGAATACCAGCGAATTGGCCTTGGTCGTGGTGAGACTGATGGACGTGGAGTTGGAGTTGGTCGCCTGAGCACCCATTCCGGCGTTGTCCACGTTGTCCAGCACGAACACCCAGGCCGCGGTGTTCGGACCGGCATAGCAATTCACAACCAGACCGGATATGGCTCCGCCGACCTTGGCCGTGTAGATCGCCACCGAATCCAGTCCTCCGGTGTTATTGCCGTAGCCCGTCCAGGTGAGAGCCCCACCCGAGTTGTCGGATATGCTGTACGTAGCCCCCGATGACCATCCGAACATGATCGCCAGTACCGTCGATCCCGCAGGTGCGTTGAACGGATTGGTGATCATGTTCCCACCGCTGTAGTGGGTATTGTTCGGAGAGGCCGAGTCGAAGCCGATTGCACCAACGGAGGCCGCTCCCAAAGGTGCTCCCAGCAAACCAACAGCGTTGTTGTATCTGAGTCGAGTCATGCGCTCACCACGTATTCAAGGACGATTGCCAACCCGAGATCCGCCGGACTCGAGACCGCGTTGGAAAACGCCAAATCAAGCGCATCCCCGTCGGTCACCGTCTGAAAATATGAGAACGTCTGTTTGGTGGTCGTCACCGTATTGGCCGAACCGACGTTGGTACCGTTGCGGCGCAAGGTCACGTCGATACTTGTTCCCGACTCGATCTTTCCGATGACCTGGACGATATGCATAACCTGTGACGAGCTCCTGGCCACAAATATGTCAGGAACATTGATCGTGGAATCGAGTATTCCGCCGACAACGTAACTCTTGGTCTCGCGGAAGGTCAGAGAGCTTACCCCGGCTGGACCAGCAGGACCAGCGGGACCAGCGGGACCAGCAGGACCAGGAACGGTAGAGTCAGCTCCAGCGGGACCAGCAGGACCAGCAGGACCAGTTGCCCCAGCGGGACCAGCGGGTCCAGGAACTGTGGAGTCAGCGCCAGCGGGACCAGCAGGACCAGCGGGACCAGCGGGACCTACTGCGCCTGTAATATCAACCGGATTTCCGTCCGCATCGAAAAGCTGCAACTGCTCGGTCAGCGTCAACGGATCGAGCGGCATTCCAGGCAACACCAAGGCTTGGGTTACTGCCATAGATGTAATTCTCATCCCTCCTCCGAGTTACTCGAACGCCTCTCTATTCGCTTTATACGCGACATAGGCGTCCATGAGGGCCGCCACGTTGTCGATCTTCTCTTCCTGCCGCTTCTTCAGCAGCTTACGGTTGCCGTTGGTGTCTTCGATAGTGATGGCATTACCCATCGCAAACGACATGAGCGACTCGTCGAATATGAGATACCGATCTTCGGATAGTTTCTTGATTTCACCCAGAGGGACTGATTCGGTCTTAGCCCCCTGGATGACCTTCTCGATTCCGAATGGTCCGTTCTCAGCCGACCACCGCTCCACAAAAGTCTTGGCGTTGTAAGGGTCATACCCCATCGCCCGGACGTCGTACTCATTCGCGCGGATGTGTGCGTCGAGATCGTCGTAAACCTCCATCATGTCCAATACCGTCCCCGGCATGACGTGCAACGATCCCTCGTTTATGAACTCCTCGTACTTCGCGCGCATGGCCGCCTGGAGGAGGAAGAGCGTGCGCTCCGTGATGTAGCTTCGGGTCTTGACTCCGAACTTCTCGTGACCGAGAGGGAACATAAAGGTGAAAGCACAGAAGTCATCACCTTGAGAGAGGTCCGCGCCCATGGAGCAGGGCATCTGCCAGAAGTCACGACGTCGATGTGGAAGAGTTTCCTCGTACGTAAAGAAGTACGTGTAGCCTTCCATCGGAATGCCAAAGCGCTTGGCGAGAATGTCGTTTCGAGACGCTGGAGCCTTTTCGGCCCGTTCCACGTCAAGCTGATACGTCTCATAGGTCACCGTCTGTCCGAGGTTGGGATTGGCCTTCAGCCACATCGCCGGATCGGCCACTTCCTCCAGTTCGTCCAGCTTGTAGTGCCAGATCGAAACATGAGGCGCGTTGTACTCGCCCTTGAGGATGTCGGCGAGTTCCATTTTGATGGTATCGCCGCTCCCGGCCCGGACTGTTCCCTCTGATGAGATGGCGACGATGAGATAGTCGTCCAGTTTGGACGCACCCTGCTCCACGGCACCTATGACGTCCTCTCGTAGATCGCCGGACAGCCACTCGTCGATGGTGGCCACCTTGGTACGGAGTCCCTGAAGCTTGTTGATGGCCATGGGACGGATCTCGAACAGCGAGCCGGTGAGGAAGTTCTCGATGCCCTTCTTGGTCGAGGCCAGCTTCTGCCTGAGAAACCTCGAGCCCGTGGTGTTCTGCATCGAGCCCTCGGTGAGGAACTGAAACAACGGTCCGCGCGCGCGTGTGATGGCCGTGCGGATCGGCGACATGACCTCCTCGGCCTGCTTCATCGTCGGCGCCGTGGTAATCTGATGAGTGGTGGCCGTATCGACGGTCATGAAGTAGGACTGGATGAGCGCGGCGTACATCGACTTGGCCGCGCCTCGAGCCACGATCAGATACTGCTTGACGACCAGCCGCTTGCGAATGACCTTCGTCTCGTAGTGGCCGCCTCGCTCCAGTGGCGCCGGGACGTACACCGAGCGCTCGACGAAGTAGTACCAGCCGAAGACCTGCTCGGCCCACAGCTTGAACGTGAACAACAGGATGAGATCGGAGCCGTCGGTCAGGGTCATCTCACCTTCACAAAAGCGGATGAAACCTTCCACAGCCTGATCAT